CGACGGCAAGTGTTGGAGCAATTACACCTGCAGATGTTATAGGATTAACAGGGGTTGAAGCAACCACAGAAATAGGTACAACTGGCTTTGGAACAATAGCGTACAAAGATATTGACATAACTGGCAATACATCTTATACAGATGTAAATCATGCTGCTTAATTGATTAAGGAGAAAAAATTATGGCATCAACATATACACCTTTAGGGGTCGAATTAATGGCAACCGGTGAAAATGCCGGTACTTGGGGAACAAAAACTAATACAAATTTATCAATAATCGAACAGATCTCTGGCGGATATAAAGTACAAACTTTAAATGCTGCAGGGACTGGAGCAAACACAACAGCTTTGGCTGTAACAGACGGAAACACTGGTGCAACACTGGCTACTAGAATTATTGTTTTAGGTGCAGAGTCACCAGAAGCGATTACAGGAAATAAAATTGTTACAGTACCTAATGATGTAGAAAATTTTTACATAGTAAAAAACAGCACAAGTGGTGCTTACACCGTACAATTTAAAACAGCATCTGGATCAGGCGCAACAGTAACATGGGGTACTACTGATAAAGACTGGAAAATTATTTATGTAGATGGCGCTGGAAGTAATCCAAGCGTTGTTGATGTTGGTGTAACCACAGCAGTAAACCCACAAACTTTAACAAATAAAACTTTAACTTCTCCAGCAATTGGAACTTCAATTTTAGATACTAACGGAAACGAACTTGCACTTTTAACAGCTACAGGTTCTGCAGTAAACGAATTTACAATTGCAAACGCGGCTACTGGCAGTGGACCTACTCTTTCATCTACTGGTGGCGATACAAATATTGATATTAACGTAACTCCAAAAGGAACTGGAGACGTTGTTCTTGCAGGTGATACTGTAAAAGTTGGAGACTCAGGGGCAGCAGCTACTTTGACTTCTAACGGAGCAGGAGCCCTAACAGTAACTACTGGCGGAACAGAAGATTTAGTTCTAAGCACAAACAGCGGAACTAACTCGGGCACTATTACTATCACAGATGGCGCTAACGCCGACATGACTATTGCTCCTAACGGTTACGGTAGAGCTACTTTCAGCGGTCAAGGTAAAATTGAAAGTGTTGCAGAAAAAGTTACAGTTTCTGCTAGTGGACCAACAGGAACAGTTAACTATGATGTACTCACACAAGCAGTTTTATACACAACTGCAAACAATGCGGCAAACTACACTCTAAATTTTAGAGGTGATGGTTCTACGACTTTGAACACTATTATGGATACAGGTGAGTCTGTAACACTTGCTCACATTTCTACAAATGGTGGATCAGCTTATTACAATAACGCAGTTACGGTTGATGGATCAAGTATAACACCAGAATGGCAAGGAGGATCAGCTCCTTCCGGAGGAAATGCCAATTCAAATGATATTTATTCTTATACAATTATTAAAACTGGGGATGCTACGTTTAAAGTGTTTGCATCTCAAACACAATTTGCATAATAAAATAGGAGGATAAAAATTATGCCACTATTAAGTACAAAAGGGGGCGGAAGCGCATCAGCATTTGGTTTTACAAGTTTAGGTATACCAGCAGAATACGAAGTACAATTTACAGTCGTTGGCGGAGGAGCTGGCGGAGGCGGAGACATCGGCGGAGGCGGCGGTGGCGGAGGCTATTTTCACAATTCAGCATATACATTCAACAGAGGCACTACATACCCAGTCACAATTGGCGGAGGCGGAGGCGGAAGTTTCCGAAGAGGTGGTAATGGAAGCGCTTCAGAAGTTCAATCAGCAAGTCCAAGTATCGGCGGCGGTGGCGGCGGCGGTAGTAGAGGACAACCCGCAAACCCGGGACCTGGTGGTGGCGGCGGAGGCTCTGGATATGGAGCTTCTCCAGTTGGATCTGGTGGACCTTATGGTTATCCAGGCGGCGGTGGCCCAACAGGAGCTGGCGGCGGAGCCGGAGGAACTGGCGGTAGTGGAGATTCCGGAACTGGTGGAGTTGGATTAGAGAGCCCAATAGATAGTACTTATTATGGCGGTGGCGGCGGAGCCGGAGGTTGGAATGCATCAACTGCAGGACCTGGCGGAAACGGCGGTGGCGGAAATGGCGGCCGTAGTGGTAGACAAGCCGGCGGTACAAATAGAGGTGGCGGTGGCGGCGGAGCTGGATCAGCCTACTCTTCTTCGGCTGGCGGTTCTGGTGTAGTTCTTGTTAAATTACCAACTGCTTATTTTAGTGGTACCACATCAGGTAGTCCAACTGAAAGTACATCAGGTGATTTTACAATTTTAAAATATACAGGAAATGGATCGGTAGAAGCGTAACATGGCTCATTTTGCAAAAATAGATGAAACTAATAAAGTGCTTCATATATATGCCGTAGACAATGAGGAAGTTCCAGATGAAGCAACAGGTATAGCATTCTGCGAAGCTACTGCAGGACCAGGAACATATATTCAAACTTCTTATAATACATACGGAAAAAAACATTATACTAATGGGGAGTTATCTGCGGATCAATCAAAAGCATTTAGAGGAAACTATGCGGATAAAGGCGGTTATTGGCTACCTGACGAAAATCATTTTCAACCAGTACAACCTTATTCTTCATGGACTTGGAATAGTTCTACAGCTACATGGGATCCTCCTGTACCTAGACCAGAAACAGATGCAGAAGCAGGCACATATTGGGATTGGGATGAAGATACTCAGAACTGGGTGCAGATCCATATTGTAATAGATTAAGTTTTGTTGTAGCATAAGCTACGTGATAGAAAGTTATTAAAGATGTTTTGGCCGTTTGAATTAGATAAAATTGAATTACATTGTGCTATAGAAAATTTTCTTTCTGATAAAGAATGTAAATCACTTATAGAATTAGGTCTGTCTAAAAAAATTAAAAAAGGTTCAACCTTTAATGGACAAAATGATCCTGTTAGAGAAAGTAATATATCATGGATAATGGGTGAAGACGCAGAATGGTTATATAGAAAAATAACTGATGCAACTCTTCGTGTTAATAAAACTCAATTTCATTTTGATTTAACAGGTCTAGGTGAGGGTTTACAGTTTACGCAATATATAGCACCCGGAGGGAAGTACGGAGCCCATACTGATAGTGGACCTAAAACATGTATTAGAAAATTAAGTTTTGTTATTCAATTATCTAATCCAACAGATCATGAGGGAGGTAATTTAAAACTTCATTTTTCAGATGATCCTTTGGTTATTCCTAAAAGAAAAGGATCTATTTGCTTTTTTCCAAGTTATGTGTTACACGAAGTTACTAAAATTACTAAAGGACAGAGGTTCAGTATTGTCGGTTGGATAACAGGACCTCAGTTTAGGTAAAGGTTAGATTGAATGCAGAAAGTAATAAACAACGTTTTAAGTAAAGAAGATATTTTTCAAGTGTATGAAAATCTTATTGATGACAACATGTGGAATTTAAGTAGAAGTTCTCAAGGGAATCTTGCAGGTACTTTTCCAGGTTGTACTTTAATAAACGACGGACAACCTGTTTATAATAATCCCTATTGGATAGGGTACTTTACTTGTTTATTTGATAGATTAAATCAAAAATTACAGGAACAACATAATTTTAAACTTGTAAGAAAAATAAAACGAATAGCTTTAAATGCAGCAAACAATAATTACTACACAGAATTTCATGGAGACGGAAATAATACATATAGTATTGTAGGTTTTCTTACACCACAGTGGTCAGAGGAATGGGGTGGAGAATTAAATGTAGAAGGTGAAATAATAAAATATAAACCGGGTGATTTTGTTTTATTTAATTCTGAAAAATTACATAAGTCACAAGAAATAAAAAAACAATTGCCATATTGGAGGGTATCTATAAATTATGTTATTGAAAACTAAAGAAGTAAAAACAATATGTATTGTAGGTGGCGGATCTGCAGGTTGGATGTCTGCTGCAACTATAACAAAACTCTTTCCAGATATACAAGTATATTTAATTGAAAGCCCTGACTTTAAAACTATTGGAGTTGGAGAAAGTACAATTGCACCTGCAATTAATACGTGGTTAGAAATGTTAGAGATTAAAGATAAAGATTTTATGAAAGAATGTGATGCTACTTATAAACTAGGTATTATGTTTAAAGATTTTTATAAAAAAGACACAGAACAATTTTTTTATCCTTTTCAAAAAGCTTACGAAAGAAGACTACCGTTTGGAAAAAATGCATGGTTTTATAAGAAACAAATGAACCCAGCATTATCAAATGCTGATTATGCTAGATTTATAACTCCCATTACACATTTTGCTGATCAATATAAAATGCCTAAAAACCCAATGGACATTCCAGGGTTTAATGCTGATCAAAATATTGCCTACCATTTTGATGCAACTAAACTAGGACAATGGTTAAAAAATAAATTTATTAAGTCAAATAAATTTAAGCATGTATTGGAAGAAATTAAATCTGTTGAAACAGATGATAACGGGATAAAAACTTTAAACAAAAAGTATACTGCTGATTTATTCTTAGATTGTAGTGGCTTTAAATCACTTCTTATGGAAAAGATAGGTTGTAAAAAAAATAGAGCTGCTTCTAAAATTCTTATAAATAATCAAGCATGGACAGCTCATGTTCCTTATGACGACGTCAATAAAAAAGAAGAGATGAAACCCTATACTTTGTGTACCGCAATTAATAATGGATGGGTTTGGGAAATACCTACTTGGGGAAGATTAGGTGTGGGCTATGTTCATTCTGACAAATACATTGAAACTAACAGTGCGTTAGTAGAATTTCAAAAATATTTAAAAGCTAAAGGTTATAAATATAAAGACCTTAAATATAAGTTAGTAAAATTTGACACCTATAGACATGAAAAAATGTTTGTTAAAAATGTTTGTTCTATTGGACTAGCTTCTTGTTTTATAGAGCCTTTAGAGTCGACTGGTTTAGTTACAATTCATGAAAACTTACTTGCATTAGCTAGATGTTTAAAAAGACATAAACATATTACCCAATTAGATAGAGATAGTTTTAATCTTCACACTAATATTACATATGATGGTTATGTAGATTTTGTTGGAATGCATTATTATGCAACAGCTAGAAATGATAATGAGTATTGGAACCATTATAGAAATAATAGTATTTTAGATTTATCGTATAGTAAAACAGAAGATATATTTTTAAATATTCATGCAAGAATGATTGAAAATTTTTATAGTTCTAAATACGGTTTTCATTATATTGCTGCAGGTATGAATTTTGATCCCCTTGAGTTGATGAGTCCAAAAGCTTTTAGAGAGGAATACCAAGAAGCAATTAAAGTTAGAGATGACTGGGTAGAAAAAATAAAAGAAGAAGTAAAAAAAGAACCCACTCATTTTGAATATTTAAAAAACAAAATATATGGTTGATATAGTTGAAGGATATATGCCTGAACAAGATATTCAAGAAATAGAAAAGAAAGTTCTTGATAATCCACACTTCCCCTGGTTTTGGGAGGGTCGTACAACTTCAGATAATTATCCCGCTATGATGCACATAATGGTAGGACGATATGATGAACCACCTCTTACAGAGTTTAAAATTAATTCTCCCTTCTTTCATTTATTCGAAAGAATATTTTTAGATTTTTGTAATAAAAATAATATAGAAGTTAATCAAATTTTAAGAGCAGCTGTTAATTTAACTTGGTATTCAAAAGACAGATATGGAGACCCCCACGTAGATCATCCCCATGAATATGGACATAAAGTATGTATGATGTATCTACACGATTTATCATGGGGACCTACTTTTATTTTTAATGAAAAAGGAATGGGTAAAGAAAATAATCCCAAAGAGTTTACTGTCGCTAAAGAAGTTCCTTTTGAAAGAGGAAAAATAATTATTTTTTCAGGGGAGCACTGTCACGCTGCTGGATTTGTAAAAAAATCTAATCAGAAAAGAATCGCTGCAGTGATTACATTTAAATGAGTGAAACTTTAATACCTTTATTTTCATCACTTGTAATGGTGAATGACACAGAACTATCTGAAATAGAAGAAAGAATTATTTTAGATTTTATAGATAAATGTAGCTTTGTGAAAACACGTGAAGACGAGAACTCTTCACATATATCAGAAGATTACTATGTTTTAGATGATCCAAAATTAGCAGCCATAAGAAACAAGATAGCTATAGAAGTTAATAAATATATAGATCATTTACAGTATAAAGGACGATTTGATTTTTCAAGTTCTTGGATAACTAAAACAAAACCTGGAGAACAAAGCCATTATCACACCCATAGCAATACTATTTTTAGTGGCATTTTTTATATTAAAACAAAAGATGATTGTGGTAATCTAGCACTAACTGATTTTACTAAAACAAAATGGGGCATTAAAAAGAAAAAAGCTAACGTCTATAATTCTAGCACTTGGGAGATTACACCATTAAAAAATAGAATTATTATTTTCCCATCAAATGTGCCCCATAAAATAAATACCAATAGAACCAAACATACTAGATTCTCTATAGCTTTTAATATAATACCGTTAGGGAATATAGGAGGTGGAGAACAGGAAATAATATATGGAAAACAAAATTAATTTTATAAAAAATTTTATAAAGTTCGACGTACCTTTTGATTTTAATAGTTTAGCTTTAATGTTAAGTAGTTATAATTTTTCGTCTAAAATAACAAGTAACCATACTTCAGAGTATATTTTAGATAGTACTTTTCAAATAAAAAATGTTGATAAGGATCCTAAATTTAAATCTTTATTACAATTATTAAACAACAACTTTAATAAAGAACAAGAATATATTGATATGGATATATTTTATTCAACATCTATCGGTGCATCTGGTATTACTCATAAAGATGAATATAGTGTTTATATATTAGGTGTATGTGGACACACTATTTATAAAGTAGAACAAGAAATTTTTGAAGTTTTTCCAGGAGATTTATTGTGTATACCAGCACATACCACTCATACAGCAATAGGCATGACGCCTAGAATTATATTGTCTTATGCTAAACCTCTTGAGGCTCGTCCACAAATTAATAATGTAAGGTACAAATAACACATTTATGGTACGAAGCTTTGATCCATTTATATATCAAAACATATTTCATGAATATGAACTAGACATAACACAAGGGGAAATAGATCTAGTCTACATGTTATTAAAAGATTTGTCTGTAAATAATTTGCAGCATAGTGATTCTAATGTAAAGACCTCATATAAAGATATAGATATTTTAGATACGCCTGGTTTATCTAATTTAAAAAAACAAATAACCGATATTTTAAAAACACATAACTTACGTCTAAATAACAATTGGGGTCAATTATATAATAAGGATAATGAGCACAAGGTTCATAATCATCCTTTTTCTACTTGTTCAGGAATAATATATTTAGATCCTAATGAGGCATCGCCTACTATTTTTTATGATAGAGATTTTAAAACTTATGTACATGCTTTTAAAAAAAATCAACTTTTATTATTTCCCTCTTACATTCCACATGAAGTATCTAGATTAAATAGCAATGAAAAAAGATTAGTAATATCATTTAACACAGATGAAAGGATTTAATGCAAAATATATTCTCAACAGGAATACAAGTACATCAGTTGGAAGGTATTGATAATGAAAAACTTATTCAATATGCTGAAAAATATTCGTTAAGAAATCAATTAAAAGAAAAATACGACATACTAAATAATAGTATATTTTCTACCGTAAACAATTTGGTAGAAATAAAAATGAATGATTATTTTAACCACATATATAACAACACACACCATATTAAGTTAACAGAAGCGTGGGCTAATGTGGACAATGATACAGCAATAACAGTACCACATACACATAAGTTTCATTTTGTAGTAGCTGTTTATTACCCTTTGTCTACAGATGGTTCTATTCGATTTATGAATCCGATGCCCAATTTAATAGTTCATCAAAACGATAGCATGATAGATAAGTATAATGAATACAATAGTGACTTTTATACACTGCCTGTTAAGACAGGGCAGTTAGTGGTATTTAATTCTATGTTGTATCATTATATAAATCAATCAAACAATAAAAGAATATCTATTGCCTATAATGGAAGTTTAATAAATGGACCTAGCATTTAATTTTGAAGATAAATTATTTTGGATACATAACTTTTTACCACAAGAAACATACAAAAACATGTATGTCGAATTTATAAAAAGTAGAAATAAATTAAACTTTACAAAAAGTAGTGTGGCCTGGAATACTTTTAAAGAAGAAGTTGATAATATGTCAGAAAGTTATAGCCAACAAAGTCAAGAAGAAAGTTTGCAAGAATATTTAAAGACTTATCACAATGTATTAAAGAACCAATCTTTTATAAATTTTTTAGATTTTAAATTTAAAAGTCATTTACGAATATTTAAACACAATCAGCATTTAGCATGGCACTCTGACGAAAAAGATAATAGAAAATATGCAGCTAGTTTTTATTTTAATAGAACATGGAATGATAATTGGGGTGGAGAACTTATGTTTAAAAGTAAAGAAGCCTCGGGTTTTATACCGGTGCTAGGCAACTCTTTAGTTATAGTTAAGAAGGGATTGATACACAAAGTAAACGCTAATCTTAAAAAAACCCACCCTAGATTAAGCATACAGACTTGGATAAATAGCTAGATTTACAAGGATTATAATATATAGTATAGAGTGCTAATATATTAGGATAAGTATGCTACAAAAACTAGGTTTTGCTCCAGGATTCAACAAACAAGTTACCGAAACAGGCGCTGAAGGACAGTGGTTTGACGGTGATAATGTACGTTTTAGATATGGAACACCTGAAAAAATAGGGGGTTGGAGTCAATTAGGTGAGAGTAAATTAACAGGAGCTGCAAGAGCTATCCATCATTTTGAAAACAATGACAGTGTTAAATATGCTGCCATAGGAACTAATAGAATTCTATACGTATATTCAGGGGGAACTTATTACGATATTCACCCTATCAGAGCTACTTTAACTGGAGCTAATTTTTCATCTACATCGTCATCAACGTCAGTAACCATAACATGCAGCGGGGTGCATGGACTAATAGAAAATGACATTGTTCTATTTGATGACGTAACAGGTTTATCAGGGTCTACATACACTAACGCTACCTTTGAGGACAAAAAATATATGGTTGCTTCTGTGCCATCAGCTACTACTTTTACGGTGACAGCGGCTACTGCTGAAGCAGGAACTCCGTTAAGCACCGCAGGATCGGCATCTGTTCTTTGTTATTACAACGTTGGTCCTTCTCAACAATTAGGTGGTTTTGGATGGGGAACTGCTAACTGGGGAGGTGAAGCTAGTGCACCGGTTACAACTACGTTAGCTTCTGCATTAACAAATACTGTTGATACTACAATTGTATTAACAGACTCTAGCCAGTTTCCATCATCAGGAGAAATTAGAATTGGATCTGAAGATATTAGTTATACAGCTAACAACACGGGAACTAACACTTTGAGTGGTGGAGCAAGAGCTGTAAACGGAACCTCACCATCCACACACAGTTCTAGCGCAACAGTTACAAATATATCTGACTTTGTTGCATGGGGAGAAGCATCTACAGCTGACTTTACAATCTCTCCAGGACTATGGGTATTAGATAACTTTGGTCAAAAATTAATTGCACTTATTTATAATGGTGCTTGTTTTGAATGGGACGGAGCTCCATCAAACGCAACAGCAACAAGAGCTACAATTATTCCAAACGCCCCAACTAAATCTCGTCATGTAATTGTTTCTACACCGGATAGACACTTAGTATTTTTTGGAACAGAAACAGATATAGGAGATCCGACATCTCAAGACGATATGTTTATTAGATTTTCTGATCAAGAAAATATTAATCAAACAAATTCTTACACTGTGACTGCTACTAATACCGCAGGCACACAGAGACTAGCTGATGGATCAAGGATCATGGGAGCTATCAAAGGTAGAGATGCTATTTATGTTTGGACTGATACTGCATTATTTCTTATGCAGTTTGTGGGTGCACCCTTTACATTTTCTTTTCAACAAGTAGGAACCAACTGTGGACTACTGGGTAAGAACGCAGCTGTAGAAGTTGATGGCGCTGCGTACTGGATGTCAGAGAATGGATTCTTTACTTACGACGGACAATTAAAATCTATGCCATGTTTGGTAGAAGATTTTGTTTACGATAATATTAACACGACAGCCAGAGATTTAGTAAATGCAGGATTAAACAACTTGTTTGGTGAAGTGACTTGGTTTTATTGTAACAGTGGATCTAATGTGGTTAACAGACAAGTAACTTATAACTATCTAGACTCAACAGTTAAAAGACCTATATGGACAACAGGAAGTTTATCTAGAACCGCATGGCAAGACTCTGCTGTGTTTGGTTTACCACACGCCACCTCTTATGATGTAAATAGTAATGCTTCTTATGATGTTATTGGAAACACTGACGGCTGTACAATATACTATGAACAGGAAACAGGGACCGATCAAGTTGATGCTGGAGGTGCTGTTACAGCTGTGATAGCTAACATATCTTCTGGTGATTTTGATATTACACAAAGAAGAAGCAATACTGGACAGACTGTAGGGATGCCGGATCTAAGAGGAGACGGAGAGTTTATAATGAGAATTAGTAGATTTATACCAGATTTTATTGATCAAACAGGCAATACGTCGGTAAAGTTTAAAACAAGAATTTATCCCAATAGCACACAAGTTACAAATAGCTTTACTTGTACGTCATCAACCACTAAAAAAGATATAAGAGTCCGAGCTAGACAAATTGCACTAGAGATTGCAAACACTACTAGTGGAGAAGATTGGAAGTTAGGAACGTTTAGATTAGATATACACCCAGGAGGTAGAAGATAATGGATGAAATAGATATAAACTTATTAAAAAAATTTAGAGGCGCAAACCCAGACGCTGCTAATCTTACAGACGATCAAATACTTGCTATATTTGCAGGATCTGGACCAGCAGAATTAGAACCAACTTTAGCAGGTGATTATGGAAGTATAGAGTATGGAGACAATGACGGATTTAGTTTAAAAAGTTTAATACCTTTTGGTGAAGGGTCTTTGTCTAGACAAATTATTGAAGGTCTTGGAAGTTTCTTACCACAACAAGACCCAAGACAAGTAGCTTTAAATAAATTTTATGCAACTAGGGGCGGAATAGATAACATAGGAAGAATAGAAAGCGGGATAATGAAAGGGTACAATCCTGTATCGGGCGGTGCTTTAAATTTTCTTACAAGTGGTAAATTTGGTGAACCTACAAATTATGGGCTACAAAGAACTTACGATAAAAGATTAGATACAATAGAAAATACTTTAGGTAAAAAATATGGTCTAGATGAAGATGACATAGAGTCTATTTACGCAGGGACTTTTGACGAAGAAATTATTAATCCAATGACCGGTAAACAAACAGGTTTAATACAAAGACTAATGGATATAAACAAATTAAAAACTGACGAAGCCGCTATGTTACGAAACATAGTCTCTGGCGATGGGGTAGGTATAAACGTTGACACATCATCAGGAGATGGCACAGGTTCTTCTGGCTCTTACGATGCATCTGCAATTAATGTGCCTGCTAACGTGGCAGCCGCTGGTGGTTCTTATGATGGTTTTCAATCTAATGAAGGTGGCTTTGAATTTACAGATTCTCAAGGCAGTGCCGCAACATCAGATCAAGGATTTACAGATGGAGGATACTATGCAGGTTTAGCAAGAGGAGGCATAGTTAGTTTATTATAATGGCAAAAATTGTACAATCATTAACAAGAGCAACCCAAGAGTACGAAGCAACAACATTTCAATCTTTGGTTAGAGATCTTGACTCTGTAATAACAAAATTAAATACTTCTTTTCAAGAAGAAGTAAAACAAGAGATAGAAGCCAAAAGCTTTTTCTTGGAGGGTTAGTGACAGTATCAAATGTATATAAATTTTTTGGAGTAGATGATGTTACATCTACAGCTGCACAAAATATGTTTGGAACAACTGTTGTAAACGGTGTAACTAAACAAAATCCTTTGATAAACGAAACCTATATTATTAAATCTATTCTTGTAACGTCTGCTGGTACACCTACCGTAACGGTGACTAACAACAGTATTACGACCATTAAAACAGCGGCTCTTACAGCTAATACAACCACGGAATTATTAACCAACCCGTTAATAGTAGAGGGAGATACAACTCTTTCATTAACTTCTAGCAGCACAGATTCTTTTGATATTGCTATAAGTTATCTAAACATTAAAAAGGAGAGATTAGATTAATGAAAATACTGGAACCAACAAAGGTAGAAACAACGTATAGACATAAGCAAACAGGCGAAATTTTTAAGGAAAGAAAAGACTGGGAAGCGAAGGGGTATAAGAATGATGACATGGCTCAGGACGTAAAAGTCATGATGCCACCTCTTGATTTACTCAGTAAAACAAAGTAGAACGATAAATTAAGGTAAAAATATGGCAATATCTCGAATGCAAGAACCCAGACAACTATATGGACTAGGAAGCCTCGTAAAAAAGGCAACTAGAGGTATCAAAAAGATAGCTAAAAGTCCAATAGGTAAGGCTGCTTTATTTGCTGCGGGTGCATATGGTTTAGGTGCTTTAGGCGGAGCTGCTCAAGGCGGTGGTTTTTTAAACATGCTTAGAACAGGGGGCATGAAAAATTTTGGCCTACGTCAAATTGGTGGCGGTTTAGGTAGATTAGCCTTTGGTCTTAAAGATGCAAAAGGTTTAGCCGGTCAAGGTTTGTTTGGATCTGGTGGTGTGTTCTCACCTAAAAGATCTTATCTTACAGCTGGACTTGCAGCATCAGCATTACCATTTTTTATGGGTGGTGACGAAGAAGTAGAGGAAGAAGTTGAGATGATTGACCCGGTAGCAATTAGACAAAGAGTAAAAGATTTTTATAGAACTGGAGCAAATCCAGATGAGTTTGCTTTTCTTCCAGATAAACGATTTGTTCAACGTAATTTTTACGCGGCACAAGGTGGTTTAGCTGAAGACGAAGAAGAAGAAGATAGATCTATGATAGGTAAAATTAGAAAAATGCCTAAGACATTTTTAAATATGGGTGGTGGTGCAGGAGATCAACAGGCCCAACAAATGCTTATGATGGAATATGTAAAATATAAAAACCAAGGCGGTGACATGTCCTTTGAACAATTTGTAAAAGCAGTAATGCAAGCATCACAAGAACCAGCGCAACAACCGAGAGTCATGGCCCAAGAGGGTGGTATCATGGATACAGAAGAAGCAGAAATGATTGACATGGGTGGCATGGAAAAAGATTATAGAAACACAGGCGGTTTTGTTGAAATGGGTGGTAAAGAAAGAGCTGACGATGTACCGGCAAGATTATCTAAAAACGAATTTGTATTTACAGCAGACGCTGTAAGAAACGCTGGAGGCGGAGATATCGACAAAGGCGCAGAAGTTATGGAAAACTTAATGAACAATTTAGAACAAGGCGGAAAAGTTTCTGAAGACTCGCAAGGGTTAGAAGGAGCTCAAGCAATGTACGATCAAATGAAACAATTAGAATCGAGGGTAATATAATGGCAGTAGCAGATTATTTAGAAGACGTTGTAAAAGATTATACCACGCAAGCCACAGCTGCGTTTCAAGCACCTCTTGCTCCTGAAACATTTACAGGCAGACAGTTTATTGCTGGTGAAGATCCTTTACAAACTCAAGCGATAGGAATGGCAACACAGGGTGTTGGATCTTACGCACCATTTTTAACAGCAGCACAAGCTGCACAAGCAGCCTCTGCAAATCAAGTTGGCGGAGCTGTACAGACAGCAGGTGGCTTAGGAGCATTAACCGGGGCTCAAGCATATCAACCGTTTATGTCGCCTTATCAATCACAAGTCATTGACGAAACTTTAAGACAATTCGATATTGAAAGAAGTGGTGGGAGACAAGCGATACAAGATTCTGCTGTTGCCTCTGGTAACTTTGGTGGTGGTAGAGAAGGTGCAATGTTAGGTCAATACGATTCAGATTCACTGGCTAACAGAGCAGGGATCAGGGCTGGTCTATTACAACAAAACCTTATGCAGGCTCAACAACAAGCTCAACAAGCGTTTCAAAACCAAAGAGCAATTGGACAAGATCAATTAGGATTAGCCGGTGCTTATAGACAACAGGGTGTCGATCAAATGGGTCTATCTAATTTTGCAAGAACAGGTATGGGTCAAGACATTTCTGCACTAGGTTCTCTTGGTGCGCTTAGAAGTGGACTAGAACAATCTCGATTATCTGCAGACCAACAACAACAGAGAGCTATGGCTCAAGAGCCATACGGAAGATTAACACAATACGGAAATATTTTATCACAATTTGGTGGAGGTGTCGGTCAACAATACGTAGAGCCTCAACCTGTCAGCCCTTTCCAATCAGCACTTAGCACAGCCTTAGGTATTGGTGGATTGTACGGAAAAATATTTGATTAATTATGGCTAAATCTAAAACTAAAAAAACATCTCTTAAGGATAATCTTATGTTTAAAGCAGCTAATATAGGTGGAACTGGATACGGTCTTTTTGAACTACTATCTCACATGGGTGCTTTTAAAGATGGTGGTAGAGTTCGAGGATGTGGTGTAGCTAAAAGAGGATTTGGTAAAGCTATGAGAGGAAAAAAATGAAACCATTAAATAGACCGATGTTTAGAATGGGAGGACCTATTAAAGAAGGGGTCATGTCAGGTATAAAAGAACCTAGACAAGGATACAACAGAGGTAAAATTGTTTCTAAAGTATTAAATAAAATTCCTGGAGGACAAAAAATTATATCTGGAACTAAAGATATTATACCAAGAACAATAGATAGAATTAAAAATTTTTATAAGACCCCACCTTCTACAAGTAAAGATTTAGTTATATATAATGCTGCAGACGCTGCAAAAAGAAACCCTGCTTTTTTAACTAACAGATATTTATTTGAAAAAGGTATTAAACCTGTAGCTGGAGGTATTTTTAAAACAGGTAAAGCTGTTCTACCATACACAGGGGTTGGAACTCTTGCAGCCGGCGGTGGGTTAGGTATCTATAACATGTTGAAAGGCGATCCAAAGGTGGACGACGATGGAGTATCTGAAATAAACAAACTTAAAGCAGCAATCGGCATGCCAGAAAATTTAACCATTCGTAAGGATATGTCAACAGCTGAAAGCATAGCTGATAAACTAAATGAAGACGCTATTAAAACTGCAGAAGATTTAAGAAAAGAAAAAATACAAAGATACAGAGACATTGTAGATATAAAAGGTATGAACAAAGATGCTGCATACAATTCTTTAATTGCAGCTAGTAAAGCTATTAGTGAGTCTGGTGATTTCAAAGGTGACCTTAAATCTGGTAGATTAATAAATCAAATTATACAAGGAGCTAGTAAAGCATTTGATAAACCTCAAGCAACTAAAGACGCTATCGATACTCTTATACTTAAAGGTGAAATTGACAAAGATATCGCTGCAGGAAAACCAAGCACACTTGAAGCACAAATTAATACCATATCTAAAAATTTAAAAGTAGATAAAGAGACTGCAACTAAAATGGCATTGAAACAACCAACTGATTTAAGATCACAAATAACAGAAGACGCAGCTTTAATGAAATCAATTCCAACTCATGACATTATAGCTAACGCAGCTAAAAAACAAATTCCTGGTGCTATAGTTTTATATAGTGACCTTGAAGTCAGAGAAAAATTTGGAGACAAGATAAGTGCTGAAGAAATAGTTAAAACAGAAGATGCTTTTAAAAAAGCAGCAGACCCTAGTGGGGTATACATTATTGGAAAAGAAATTGTTTCTGTAGATAAACAAGGTAGCCCAACTACAATATATCCGTAATGAACCATGGCAATACAAAAATCAGACTTATTCTCTACGGACGATTATCAGATCAGTAGAGGAAATAAAATTGGAACAATAGAATCTATGCTATCAGGTGTAGCATCTGGTTTAATTGCCATACCAAAAGGTTTCTTTTCTTTGGGTGCAAGTCTCATGGATCTTGGTGTTAACAGTGGTAAAGCTGCACAAGTAGAGGCGTTCTTTGATGACCTTACAGAATTTGATGAGAAAGCAGAAGCAACAGCTGCTGGTAAAATTACAGAAGCATTAGTAAACATTGGTATACCAGGTGGTATTGCATTTAAAAGTGCAGCAGGATTATCCAAAGCTGCCATGCTCGCAGGTAAAAATAATAAGTATGTAAGAATGACAAACCCTGGTTTAATTAAAGGGGCCGACGAAGCATTAGAACTTACAGCCAAAGGTAAAGGCAGACAATTTATAGCTGGTGCAATAGGAGGTGGTGTTGCAGAAGGGGTTTTTGTTGGTGATGCAGAAAAGATAGGTACCTTTGGGGATTTAATAGGTGGACCAACAGAGATAGATAGAAGCTCAGATGACCCGGATGCAGTAAGGGAAATATTAAATAGAGTTAAATTTGGTACAGAGGGTGCATTATTTACAGGAATAATTGGTGGCACAGGCACAATTATTAAAAAAATTACAAATAGAAATCAAGCGTTGGATGTAGCTAATTCAAAACTAGATAGATGGATTGATACAGTAGCATCTAAATTTAGAGCTCGTAGTGGTAAAACTAAAGAATTTTTTGATATAGAACGAGGGACAATTGGTGCACAAGCAGCTGATGCCAATGCTGCAAGAAATCTATCGATAGATTTAGATAGAGATATAGACAAAATGTTTCCTTTTTTTAGAAGGATTGGAAATGCACAAACTGAAAAACAACGATCAAAATTTTTAGGTGATGTAAATGATGCATTATTATCAGGAGAAGCAAAACTTGGTGACGACGGTATTGCAACTTTTGGGGAAATAGATGCGGCTGCAAAACAAAAAGTAATTGACGGCATAAGAAAATTTGCACCTAACGCAGATGTAGCAAAAGAATTAGAAGTATCTATCCTGGGTGGTTTATCTACTATGAGAAGTAAATGGGCTGACCTATTTTCTAAACTAGGTGGTTCATTAGATGCAACAGATATTCAAGCGTTTAAAAAATTATTTGGCGGAAAGTTTAAAAACTATCTTGGTTCTACCTACGACATATTTCAAGACAAAAGTATATTACCTTTTTTTAGATACAAACCTGCAGCACAAGCAATAAACAATGCTAAAGAATTATTTAAAAGAAGTGCAAAAGAAGCTGGTAAAGATATTACAGATTTAGAAGCAGAACAAATTGTAAATAATGTTCTTAAGACTTCTGGTCTACCTAAAGGTTTAAGAATGGATAAACCTTCTGATGCACTATTTAATATACCCGACTTTTTTGTAAATAAAACATCGTTAGATGATGCGGTTAAAAGAAGTGGAGTGGCTAGAATATCTATTAAAGATGTAGAATTAGCAGATGACAGAAAAGTATTTGATGAATTGTTTGGTAAACAAAAAAATCCTATGCAAACTATGATAGGCGGCATGGCTAAACTTTCTTTAATTACAAGACGTAATTTATTTTATGATGATCTTATAAAAAAGAATGATGAAGTTACAGAAGCTTTTAGAAATGCAACAGATAAAAGAGCAGTGGCTCAACCTATGTTTGCTAGATCAGAAGCAGAAGCTAGAGCTTTCTTTGGTGACGATTTTGTTAGAGTAGAAGTTATAGATCCTGCACAAACGTTAAACGTAAACATTGCATCAGGTGCAAGTAATCCATTTGGTGATATTGCAAAACCATTTTTTGCAAGACCTGGTGTTGCAGAGGCATTAAAAAATACATCTCTAAATACACAAAGCTCTGGTATACTTGGAAGATTGTACGAAAGTTTAGTGTTATACCCTAAAGCTACGTCACAAATTGCTAAAACAATTTTATCACCAGTTACACACTTACGTAACTTTGTTAGTGCTGGAGCTTTTGCTGCAGCAAACGGTATCATACCGGCGGCAGATGTTAGTGCAATCAAACAAGCATACCAAGCTTTACAAACACCTCTTAAAGGCACACGACAACAAAACGATTTATATGAAGAGTTATTACAATTAGGTGTTGTAAATTCTAACGTAAGACTTGGTGATCTATCTAGACTATTAAAAGATGTAAACTTTGGTGAGACCATGACATCTGATAAGGGGATGAGAATGTTATTAAAACCGTTATCAAAATTAAAATCTGTATCACAAGACCTGTACACAGCTGAAGATGACTTCTGGAAAATATATTCATGGGCCGTAGAAAAAAATAGAATAGAAAAATCTTTTGAAAAGATTGGTGTAACAAGAGGACAGTTTTTTAAACGTAATGGTATTGATGTAAGACTTGATGAAAATTTTTTAAAACAAGAAGCTGCCGATATAGTAAAAAATAATATACCCAACTATGATTATGTATCTGACTTTGTAAAAGGTTTAAGAAAACTACCTGTTGGTAACTTCGTATCGTTTCCAGCAGAGATAGCTAGAACAGGTACAAATATTGTTAGACGTGCACTCAGAGAAATAAACGAAGAAATTACTTTGCCTAATGGACAAACTTTTAAACCCTTTCAAAGCACTGGTTACACTAGATTATTTGGTTTTACTACCACAGTTGCAGCTATACCAGTGGCTACAACAGCAGCATTTCAAGCCTTATACGACGTCACAGACGAGGAAAGAGAGGCCATTCGTAGGTTTGTAGCCGGCTGGTCCAAAAACTCTACGATACTGCCTATAAAACAAGATGATGGTAGTTTTAAATATGTAGATTTTAGTCATGCTAATGCATACGATACATTAATTAGACCTTTACAAACTGTAGTTAACTCTGTTCAAGACGGTAGAACAGATCAAGACGGTATTATGGATGATTTTCTTAAAGGAGTGTTTGAAGCAACAAAAGAATTTGGTCAACCATTTATATCTGAATCTATTTGGACTGAGGCTGCATTAGATATTATAGCTAGAGGCGGTAGAACAAGAGAAGGTTTTCAAATATACAGTGATCAAGATACTGATGGAGATAAAGCTATGAAAATATTTGAACACTTAGTTAAAGCACAAATGCCTTTTTCAGTGGATCAATTAAAAAGATTAGACAGATCCATTGAAGGTGTAAATGTAATTACTAAAGGTAAGTTTGATGAGTATGGTCAGGACTATGAGTTCGGTGATGAGTTTGCTGGTCTGTTTGGTTTCAGAGCTGTCAACGTTAATCCTGAAAGAGCCATGAATTTTAAAGTTGCAAATTTTCAAAGAGGTGTAAGGGATTCAAGAAGTTTGTTTACTAGAACTGCATTAAAAGGTGGACCAATAGAACCAGTAGAAATTGTAGACGCATATATAAATGCTAATCGTGCAATGTTTGATGTTAAAAAAGAATTAAAAGGTGACATGGATGCTGCAAGATTATTAAATATATCTGATGAAGGTTTTGCTAGAGCACTAGACAGAGTTTCAAACATAGAACAAAGTGCAATCGACAATAATATTTTTAGACCATACGTTTTATCTTTAGAGGTACAGCAAGCAATGGCAGAGAATGCTGCTAGAATTGGAATACCAAATCCTTATGATATTGCAGCAGGAGCCATAGCAGATTTACAAGGACAATTTTCTGAACTTATTTTAACATTGCCAGAGTTTCCTGTTTTTGAAAATCCGTTACGACCTATCATGCAGGACACGCCATTGGGACCAACAACACTTAACTTACCTACAATTAATACAGATGTTATAGGTAATCAGGTGCAAGGATCTAATTTTAACAACTTGACAACAGAACAAAAATTATCAATACTATTTCCAAATGACTAAAAACGCATTACAAAAAATAGAAGACCATGAAAAGCTTTGCAGAATCATGCAAAAGCAAACGCATGATAAAATACATAAACTGGAGCACCAAATAAACCGGGTGGAAAGTATTTTACTAGTATCTACCGGTGCTTTAATTACAGGCATGGCCTATGTTATATTTACTTTAGTATTACAATAATGAATCTTTCACGTAACTTCACCCTCTCAGAGCTTATTAAAAGCGACACTGCAATACGTAAGGGCATTAATAATAATCCTAACGCAGAACAGATAGAAAAATTAAAATCATTGTGTGAAAATATTTTACAGCCAGTACGAGATCATTTTGGCAGAGTCAAGGTGACTAGCGGATTCCGTAGCGTAGAATTATGCACTGCTATTGGCAGCTCCGTAAATTCGCAACATGCAAAAGCAGAGGCGGCGGACTTCGAAGTAATAGGCACGGACAACGCTGAACTTTTTGATTGGATAAAAGCAAACCTTACGCCAGATCAGCTCATTCTCGAGTTCTATACTCCGGGTGAACCTAATAGCGGATGGATACATTGCTCGTGGATACCAGACCAACCAAGAGCATCATTCTTACATGCTTATAAATCAGAAGGTAAAACTAAATACAAACCTGTATTAGGAAGAGCAACGGATCTAGTTTAGATCCACTCTTTTAATTCTTCCCCCATAATCTGTGTGGCTATATTAACTTTCTTACGTAAAGCTTTTACTATTCTAGTATCAACAGTATTTTCACAAATAATATCGATGTATGTCATAGGTTTTTCTTGTCCTATACGATCTATTCTAGCTTCCGACTGTTGTCTTTTTTCTAAATCATAGCCATTAGAATAATAAATCATTGTTGATGCAGCTGTCAGCGTAATACCATAACCACCTGTTTGAGTCGTGCCGATAAAGAAACGAACACCAGACTCTGGGTCTTGGAATTTTTGTATGTTGTCTTGTCTATCTTCTTGTGGCGTCAGACCATAGTAATCTACAAAACTATTTTCGCCATATTTTTTAACTATCTCCTGGATTATCCTATGTACGTCTCTCTGGAAGTGGGCCCATATAACAACCTTACCTTCTACTTCATCTAAGACATCCATCAATTCAGTAAGTCTGTTGGTAGGAATTTCTACTAAAGTACCATCGTCAGCGGTAAAATTACCACAAGTTATTTGTTGTAATCTCATCAACTGAGTCAGAACCGTAGCTGTGGTCATGAGCTTACCATTAAAACTAGTTGCAGCAAGTCTACTCATTTCTTTGTATGCCTTCAATTGATCTGGTGTAAGTGTGACTGTTCTCTTCATAAAAGTTTTTCTAGGTAAATCTAAACACTCATCTTTTAAGACTCTGTAAGAAAAAGGTTTTAGTTTTTCTGACAGCTCTTCTAAATTTCTGTAGCCAGTAACTATCTGTACAGACCTGCCACTAAAGTTTGCAGTCTTCATGACTGCATATCTAGTTCTAAAAGAATAATAAGAGTCATGGCCCAACAGACCGGGGCTCAGGAATTCACATTGTTTGTATAAGTCTAGAGGTGATTTAGTTACAGGAGAACCTGTAAGTATTCTATTATATTTGGTAGCTAAACCTAGTTTGCAAATATTTTTTGTACGCTTTGCATCTGGATTTTTTATTGTAGTAGACTCATCAATAGCCATCATGGCTCTGTGAGAAAATAAAAATTTAGTTGCAAAGTCTACGCCTTTTTGAGTCGACAATGCTTCAACATTCATAACAAGTATGTGTAGATCTTCACCTGTCTCAAACAAACTATCTAGTGCAGTAGTTTGTTTTTTTGTAATTAACGGTTGCCACAATACAGTTTTATGTTCTATGTGGTCTACTAAGTGTGTGGGAATTTCTCCTTCGTACCAATTTTTTACAACACCTTTGGGCGCCACAATTAGGACACCATTTATTTTACCATTGTCATACAGCATAGATATGTTGTCTATCAACACTTTTGATTTACCAGTACCCATCTCCATAAAGTATGCAAAATATGGTTTATCCCACGACATTTCTAAAGCTTTAAGCTGATGCGCATATGGCTTTGTCTTAAATTTATAATTCATAATTTTTCTTCTTTCTGTATTGACATCTATATAGAACATCCTATATTGTTTGTCAATGTTAGAAAGAAAGAAAAAAGTTTACGTGATACAAGAACTACCTGGGACAAGAGCAGGCTCACCAAAAATAAATATTATGAGTGCAAAAGAATATGGTGACTTAGAATTTTTGTTACCAGAATTTTCACAAATAATATTTTCTCCTGGACCATTAGTTTTTAAGTTAAGAAAACTTTTAAAAGACTACACACCAGAAGATCATTTATTATTAACAGGTGATCCAGCGATAATTGGTATTGCGTGTTCTATTGTTTCTGATATTACAAATGGTAAATTCAATCTATTGAAATGGGATAGACAAGAACGAGTATACTATCCTATTAAAATAAATTTATACGAGAAAGGAGAAATTAATGATTGATTTTGAAAAAGACCAACGAGAAGAATTAGATGGTGCAAACGATGCAAATAAACTATCTGATCAAGTTGTAAAACTACAGCAACTAGAAAACGAGTTGCTAGCAAAAGAAGAAGAGTTAAAAGAATTGAAAAGAAAAGTAGACTTAGTATCTGGTGAGGTAATACCGACCATGATGCAAGAGATGAATATTTCTACATTGAAGTTAGCAGACGGAACTTCAGTAGAAGTAAAACCGGTTTACGGTGCTTCTATTCCTAAAGCAAAACAGGAAGAAGCATACACATGGCTTCGAGAAAACGGCCTAGGTGATTTGATTAAAAATGAAATCACTGTTGCCTTTGGTCGTGACGAAGATAACAAGGCACAGCAATATGCTGTC